TCCGGATTTAAGCAAAAGTGTTGCATTTGCTTTAAGAAGTCAACAATTACGATAGCCTGAAAGGAGAAATGTAAAATGCAAAATAATTACAGTGATAGAGCGGTGGCAAATGTAAATTTAAGGTCATTGGATATTGAGGAACTTATTGATTTTGCTATTGCGAAGAAGAAGATAGCAGACCTTGCAGGAGCAGAACTTGATGTCATTAAAAAGGAGATGCAGGAGAGAGCGGTAAGCTTTCAAGATGATAGACATATTAAATTTACAGAATGGCATGGATCGGATAAGTCGATTGCAAGTATAACAACAGCAAATAGTATGGAAATTAAGAACTTTACAAAGCTTAAAAGTTTGCTTGGTAAGGAGTTTGTAGGAGAAAAGATTAAGGAAAAAAGACCGGTTAAATATGTTGTTGAAGATAACTTTAAGAAGGCTTTAATTGCTCTTAAAATGGGTGATTATGAAAGCAAAGCAAGTATTGATGATGTTATTGACTCTGCCGGATGGTGTGAAGGAAATGCGGATAAGAGGGCACTACTTAAAAAGAGCCTAAAGGGTGATTATAAGAAGGATAAAAAAGCGGTTCTTACATCACTTAATCTAAGTGATGAAGAGTGTGATATTGATACAGAGCTGTTTCTTATCTATCAGATAAAGAACTTTGAACTTATAAAGGCATTCTTTGATGTTACAAAGCTTGAAGAAATAAGGGAGAGACTTGAAGGAGTAGTTGATGTTTCAGAGTCTATAAGAATTGGCTTAAAGGCGGTGTAAGGTGGAAGAGAGAAATGTAACAAGGCTTCAGTTGTCAAAGATTTATGCTTTAGCTAAGAAACATGGAATGGATAATGAACTGCTGCACTCTTATGTAGAGGCACTGATCGGCAAGGACAGCTTAAAGAAACTAAGTTATGAGGAAGCTGAAAGGGTGGCAGATAGTCTTATGGGGAAGGATGTAGTATCTAGGTTTCCCAGACAGGAAGTACTTACAGATAGACAAAAAAGACTGATTATATCTTTGGCTATACAGCTTGGATGGGTGAAGGAAGATAATAAGAATTTGGCGGATTTTGAAAGGCTGAACGGATTTGTAAGAAAACAGTATGACACACTTTATATGAGAGCATTATCAAGAAGTAATGCATCAAAGTGTATCGAAGCAATGAAAGAAATGGTTGATAGGATAAAGGAGAGTTAAAGAATGGATAATGCTTATAGTGCAGGACAGAAGCTTTTGTGTGGATCTTATACACAATATACACCATCAGGGAAAGCAAACTTTATAAGAATGGGATGCTTTGGTAAGGAACCTAAAATAGGAGCAGTTGTTTATTTTTATGGTAAAACGATGGGCAGAGTTAATCATGTCGGAATTGTTACGCAAGTTAAGAAAAACGGTAATAGGTATGAAATACTCACGGTTGAGGGTAACACCTCAGCCGGGACAGGTTTTAGCAGAAATGGTGGATGTGTTGCAGCGAAGTCATATGAATTTGCACTAAATGAGGTGGGAAATGATAATAGAATAAATGGATTTGGCTACCCACAGTTTGACTCAAATACTTGTACAGTTGAAGAGTTTATAGCTGTTGCAAAGGCTGAAATCGGTTATGTTGAAAAGGATAGTAAAAAGGATCTTGACAACAAGGGTGCAAATGCAGGCAGTAAGAACTTTACAAAGTACGGTGAGTGGTATAAAAATAATGGAGTGTACTGGTGTCAACAATTTGTTTCATGGTGTGCTTACGAAGCATGTAAAACACATAAAAGTAACACAGAAACGGGATGGATTCAAGTTGGGAGTAGGTGGAAGTATGGACTACATGGAACGTTAGTTAAGAATCAGTGGCTTGTAATCGGTGGAAGGTGGTACGCATTTGATGGTGAGGGATTTATGGTAACCGGGTGGTTTTTATCAGAAGGTGGATGGTATTATCTCAATCCTAAAGATGGAGCAATGCTTGCTAATCAATGGATAACAGTAGATGGGAAAAGCTACTACCTATGTGAGACAGGTATAATGGCCACAAGTTGCTATATAATAGGTGATCCTGGAGAAATGTGGTGGGTAGATTCCAATGGAGTTTGCCAAGTTGACGAAGTAGCAAAGTAATAAGTAGGAAGGAGGGCTTTAGATGGAAGAACTTGATATTAGGGCGGAGGACTTATCTGAGAACAATAGGGAGTATGCAAGAGTAATAGGGATAGAAGCTCTCCTAAAGCTTTGTAAAGAATTTGGTGGGACACCTATATACTTGCCAAAGATTGAAGAAATCAGAAGACCGGCACTTTACAGGTTGATAAAAAAAGAGTATCTTGAAACAGACATAAGTATGGGGGCGATTGCAAGAAAGTACGGAGTAAGTGAATCAACGGTATACAGACTTGTGAGAGATGAATCAGGTCGAAAGAATATTCCGGGACAACTAAATATGTTTGATTAAACAAGACGGTATTTTATGGGAACATAGGATACCGTCTTTTTAAGTAGTCATAAAATAATGGCACACCTAAGTATATAGGAAGAAAGTACAAATATATATTAGTACAAGATAAATAAATTTGGAGGTAACAAAATGAAAGAAATAGTTTTAAATGTTTTTACAAGTGTAATGATGGTAATCGTGGTATCGGCATTATGTTCAGGGGTGACATATCTTAGGAAGTATATTGATGGTACTTTGGAGAGACTTAAGAATGATGAGAGATTCAAAGATAATGCATTTGCACAGAACTCTTTTTACTTTGCAGAGAATTTTATAGCCGGGCTTACAAGAACTGCTGTAGCTGCTATGGAGCAGGCTAAGGCGAAGGATCTAAGACAGAAGGTAGCAGAAGGATTAGTTTCAAGAGAAAAATTGCAGGCACTTGCACTGGAAGTAAGGGAAAGTGTAAAGGCACAGCTATCACCTGTAATGATTGAAGAAGTTAATAAGTACATTTTAGATTTAGATTCATACATTGATGATAAGATTGAGGCAAGTGTACTTGATTTAAAAAGAGCTGCTGTAAAGTAGTAATACCGGGAGTGCATGATGGATATAACTTTTATATTAAAAAGTATAACTGATCTGGGACTTCAGGTGGCTCTCATAGCTGTTTTTATCTGGTACTTCTTTAAAAGAGATAAGGACAGAGAAGAATCATTGACTGCTGAAAAAGTAAAGCTACATGAAGATATCAAAGCAAAACAGGATGAAGTTAGAAAAGAACTTGAGCATGCAAAGATTAATGCAAGAGAAAAAGAAGCTTTACTCATGAGTGAAAATGCAAAGCGTGAAGAACTTATCAGAAAAGAGTCTGAAAAGCGAGAGATAATGATAAGAGAAGAGAGCATGCACAGAGAAGAAGTTCTTATGAGACAGATGGACAAGATGAACGATTCACTAAGGGAAATAAGTACATCAATGGTGGGAATAAATAATGCAATGGAGAAACTTGGAAAAAGCGTTGAATCGGTGGATATAAGATTAAAGGAAGTTGAAGGGAAGTTAAACTAATGTTTTTACACGGTTTAACTTGTCTTTACAGGAAGTGAGGGGTAGTGAGAAGCCTGGATATTTTAAAAAAGAAAGAGCTTAGAGGAGCAATCATTGAAAGGCTTTATGGCTTTTACGGTGAGGACATCTCTATTTCAGTATTAAAAGCATCACTGCCACTATCAGGGGTGCTTACTGATACAGAACTTAAGAGTGCATTGTATTATCTTGGTGGAGCCGGGAAGGAATACATTAAGGTAGTTATTAATAAAGCAAGTTACATAGATTCCCTTATATGGCTTACTCCAAGGGGAGTGAATTTGGCTGAGGGAGATATGGAAGATGTGGGAGTAAATAGAAATGAGTAGACTTATTGATGTAGCTACAAAGGAAGTGGCAAGAACGACGATTCTTGAAACGCTTGAAGAGGCAGGGATTACCGGGTGCAGTACACAGGTACTTACACAGGTTCTTAATAAAAGTAAGATTGAGGCTGATATAGAAAATACTCTTTTTTACCTTGAAAGTAAGGAACTTGTAAGGTGTAAAAATTACGAGAATGCAAGGCAGGGAATAAAAAGAACGGTGTACTTTATCACTGAAAAGGGCATTGATTTCCTTGACGGCAATGTAGCGGAAACAGGACTGGCTGATGGCTGATAACAGGACACATGGAAAGATTGACAGCTTGCCTGTAGAAGTAAAAACTGACGTTGAAGAGAGTTTGCTTAGTGGAAAGACCTACAAGGAGATTTCAGATGATTTAAATGATGCAGGGTATGATGTACATGAGTCGAGTGTTGGCAGGTATGGAAGAAAATACCTGAAGCGGTTTGAATCTGTAAGGGTGGCAAAACAGTTTGCAAAGCTTTTAGCTGAAGATGAGGTTGACAGACCACCAACGGAGCTGCATGAGGCAAATAATATGATTATGAGCCAAATCCTTATGGAAGCTATGATGGATGGGGAAATGAAAGCAAAAGAGATGGCAAGCGTTGCAAAATCTATAGCGACTCTGCAAAGTGCACAGGTCAATAATGAACGACTTAAGATTAAGGCAAGAGAGAATGCCGGGGATATTCATACCGCTATGAACGTGCTTAAGGAGAAGATATTCAAAGAAATTGCCGCATCACATCCTGATGTTGCACAGATTCTTACAGAGCTTGCTAATGAAACTGAAGAAGAGATGAAAAACAATATCAAAGGGTAAGACATGGATGTACAGTCTATTGTCACGCCCTTTTTTAATCCGACAAAAAGAGGAAGTGGCAATGAAAGATTGGAAAGATAAGGCTTATGATATGTTTTTTAATGACGGCCTTGAGATAAACGACATAGCAATTTTACTTGAAAAGAGTAGAAGAAGTATACAGGGTTACCTATCTACATGTGAAGCATATGAACATGAGAAGGAAAGAAGAAAGGCTGCAGGTAAGCTTAAGAGAAAAGAGTATAAAAGGCAGTGGGATAGAGATAATAGGCATAGATATGATGCAGTTAGTGCTGAAAGTATTAGAAGGGAACATGATGTAGCTGCTATGATTTTAAGTCATGAAAAGTACTGATATGAATGATTTTTTAAATTTTGCCAAGGATTATAGAGACAGGGAAGCAGGGCT